CTAAAAGTTGAATTTGACCACATTTTGACCACCTGTCGTTGAATTATCCTCCTCATCTGTCCTTTCTGGTGGAGATCCCATAATCAAATTGAAATTGTCAGCGAGGTTTTTTTGCATGTTAGGCAGGATATGTGAGTATGTACCTAACGTAGTTCCTATATGGGCATGGCCGAGTCTTTCGGACACTACTTTTGGATTTTCCCCCATTTGTAATAGAAGTGTCGCATGACTATGTCTTAGATCATGAAATCTGATTTTAGGAAGAAATGTATTGTTTATTATTGCATTAAAATCTGCGTTTATAGATGTGAGATATAGAGGGTTTCCTTCATTTGTTGCTACAACTAAATCGTTCTCTTTATATCCTGCTCCCATTTTTAGCTTATCTTGATTTTGCTGTGCTTTATGTCTCTTAAGGCAAGTTACAGCAAATTCTGGTAAGGAAATAATCCTTTTAGAGCGTGTAGTTTTTGGATCTTCAAAGCCTAGCTTGTAATCTACTAGAGTCAATGTTTTATTTATTGTTACTTCTCTTTGATCTAGGTCACAATCTTTCCACTTCAGAGCTAGTATTTCGCCCTTGCGCATTCCTGTATAGATTGCTAAAACATATACAACATATAATTTTCGTTCCTTTGCTATGGAAAGAAATTTGTTCATCTCGTCCCTAGTCCAGACGGTTGTTTCCGGTGGAGGGATGCGAGGCGATTTGATGAGTGATGCAATATCTTTTTCAATCATCCCCCACTCAAATGCTCTCTTAAGTGCCTTCTTCAAAATTGCATGCATGCTTTTGACGTATGTTGCCTTGAATCCTTGTTCGAGAGTCTCGGTATAAAATTTCTGGATTATCAATGGAGTGATTTTCTGGAGTTTTATCATTCCCAGTACTGGTATAATACGTTTTTTTAATATAATCATTTGCGTTTGAAAGCTGGATGGTCGTATTTCATGCTTCGAATGATTCTCCATGTACTCAATTAGATATTCCCCTAATGTTGTTTTACTTGGATGAACATATCCCCCATTTTCAAGCAAAGCAATCATCTTGGCACAGGCCAATTCAGCCTCCTTTTCTTTTTTAAATCCCCCTACGACTTTTTGAATCCTTTTTCCTTGTTCATCTTTACCTATATCAATTGTGAATGAATATGTGTTGCCTCGTTTGCGAATATATCCTCTCATGTCTATTTACCTCCATGGTGTTAATTATGTTAAGTGCTCCTGTTTAGACACACTAAACACTGTGTTGCTAAAAGTAAAGCTAATGATTGCCTTTAAATAAAGGAATCATCAGCTTTGTTTAAAATGAACCTATAGTTACAAAAGAAACAAGGTTGTAGAAGTCGTAAATACTATTGAAATAAATATCAGCATAAATCCGATTGCACCAAAGAACATGTATCGTGATCGTTTGATGTTTTTAACTGTAATCACTTTATTTAGAACTATTGTATTAATTATACAAATAAGGGCATCAAAAGCCTGAATTACGTGTGAAATATTACGAATGGAATAATGTCCCACAGGCTTTCCTTGGAATGGTTGAATTTGGGTAATTACATCTCTAGCGAGTGACTGTTTTTTCGCTCGGATAAATAGCCAGCTAAAAAAGAGCGAAGCAAATAGAAGGGTAGCGAAGACACTAGCTAGAGCAGTAGTAAGTTCCTTTATGATGAGAGCTCTTTCCCAACCTACAAAATGTGCAACACCTTTATAAAATGAATGTATCATATGTCATTTCTCCTTTTATGATTTTTTAGATTGGGATTCTAGCTCATACGATTCTCGATAACTAGCGTATGCTGCCTCAATGATGCGTAGTTTTTGCTCTTCTGGCAGACGCTTATTAGTTTGAATTTCTGACACGATTTTTTGTAGGTATGGATCTTTTGCTAATTTCTCGTCTAAGGATTCTTCTTTAAGTGCTTTCGGCTCATCAATAACACCGAAAAGATAGTCAAGAGATATGTTAAAAAGCCGAGCAATTCCCACTAAGGAAGAACTTTCGCGAGGCATTTTTCCCAGCTTCTCATATCCGTGGATCGTCTTCCGGCTCAAATTCAAGAGATCGCCTACTTGTTCTTGAGTAAAGCCGTTAATTAAACGGAGTTCTTTAAGACGTTGTCCAAAAATGTCCATCTTATTTCACCTTCTCTGTATCTGTGTCTCCGTTATGTTACAACAAAATGCTCCATATGGGAACTATAATATTGTAATTGGTTCTATTTACCTGTATATGGTTGATTGACGGTACATATGGAATAAGGAATAATAAAATAATCTCCAATAGGGAGACAGAAGGGGAATTAAATGGATAATATAGTAGACTTTTTAAAGTTCCATCGAAAAAAAGTGGGACTGACACAAAGGCAAGTAGCAAAGTTATTAGGAATTTCACGAGCTTTCTATTCGAATATCGAAGGAGGTAGGAGGAAAACACCGTATGAAAACATATATCAATTGGCAGAGATTTTAGAAGTGAACGTTGAGACCCTTTTACACTATTACGCTTTTAGATGGAGGGTCTGGAAAGGAGAAGAGGCATTATGACAAAGATTGAGGAGTATGATTTGATTTTACGAGCAAAAGATATCGCTACCATATTAAAAGTATCGAAACAGAGGGCATATGAAATGATGGAAGAAACGGGTTTTCCGCTGATTCGTAAAGGTCGTTTGAAGAGGGTACAAAGAGATTCATTTTTTCAGTGGTTGGATCAACAAGAAGAAATGTCTTCATAAGCTAAGAAAGACTTGCTTTCGTGTGAAAAGCCAGTATACCATGTGACTGCTTGGAGGTAATGATACATACCAGAAGAGCAACTATAACAAGGAAAGGAAGTAAAGCGATTGAAGAAAAAAGAACATAAAAAAACTCGCTTTTGCAGAAGCGAGCCTTTAAAACAACACTTTGGAAAAACAAAGATGTGACTAGAATACCAAAAAAACGTTCTTTAGACAACTGAATACAGAGGAGACATATTATGCTACTACCTACAGAAAAAACGCAGCCTAAACAGAGGTTGGAAGATTATTCTATTTTGTTATATGGCCAACCAAAGATTGGGAAGTCGACCTTTTGTAGTAGGATGGACAATCCCCTATTTTTGGCAACGGAACCTGGGCTTGAGGCCTTGTCCTGCTACGAAGTGAAAGTACCTGATTGGACAACGTTCGTGAAAGTGTGTGCCGAGCTTAGCAAGGGCAAACATCCCTATCGAACGATTGTAATCGATACAATCGACAACCTCTGGAAATGTTGTGCGGAATTCGTAAAGGAGAAGCACAACATTCAGCACGAGAGTGATCTTGCATATGGTAAGGGTTGGCAGTTAATAAAGGATGAATTTTTCCGGGCGATACGAAAACTTTCTTTACTCCCATACGGACTTGTTATGACTAGTCATGTCGATATGACGGAAATAAAAAACAAAATGTCGACAATCAATAAAGCAGTTCCTTCAATACCTAGATCGGGCAGGGATATAGTACTCGGAATGGTCGACATTATTATATATGCGGAAAGCGTTAGGACGAATGAGGGGTCTATAAGAGTGATTCGCACTCAGCCTGATGAAAGCTGGGAGGCTGGAGATCGAACAGAGCATGCATTCGGTCGAAAATTACCTTCTACTCTTCCGCTTAGTTTCAAGAAGTTTGAGCAAGCTTTTTACAACCAAACTGAGCCAGAAGAAACAGCAGGAGGGCCAGAAGATGTCGATAAACCTGCTTAGAGCAAACCTAGAGGCCCTAGAAGAAGAGATTCATCGAACTGGGGATGCATTAGTCCAATTTCAATATAACGAGCAAGAGTTGTACAGCCTTGTATCAAGAAAATTTACTGACATGAGATTCATGATTGATGAAGCAAGAAGAATGTTGGAAGGAGATACCAATGAGATATCGACCACGGAAACATACACCATACCGAAAGCGTTATGAGGATTCTTGGAATACTGATTCCGAACAAACACTAAAAGTTGGAAATACGTACTATAGCCTCATTGGAAGTGAATTCCATGCGACGGATCGATATGGAAGCCTTTTAGACAGAAATGGGAATTAATCTGATGCTAACAGATAGGGTGACTGAGTCGCCCTATCGACTATAAAACGCTCATTTTTAGTTTCGTTTTAGTGATGATTAACGGAACGCTATTCGGAACAGTAATTACCCTCTGTAATGCTAGTCGTATCAAAGGATTCAGCTTGTAACAAATCCTTTAACGGAACGCTTAACGGCGATTTATCGGAACGTTAACGGAACAAGAATAAGAATGTAAAGAATGTATAACAAGAAAAAATAATATAGTCGCAAACGAAACGTTTACGACGATGACAGATCTTGAATGGGATCATACGGTCTGGATGCTAAGAGGTGAACGAGTGAGTGGATTTGTTAAAATCTATCGTGATATTTTTCAACATGAGGTATTTAAAGACGAACTAGGCTTTCGTTTATTTACCCTGATGATTGGACGCTCTGTTTTCGTAGAAGAAGGCATCGATCACAAAGGCATACACTTGAAGCGTGGTCAATGGATTCGATCATATAGGCAATTAGCTAATGATCTAGAATTCAAGGAAAAACGAGGCTATATAAAGCCTTCTATCTCTACGGTAAAACGAGTCATAGACCGCCTAAGTAAGTCTGGTTTAATTACCATAAACGAAACGGATAACGGAACGGTATTTACTGTGATTCATTATGAGAAGTACCAAGGAGTTCAGGAAGATAGCGAAGCCCTTAACGGCGACGAACGGAATAAGACAAAGAAAAAGAAGAAAGTACAAAAAGAAAAAAAGAAGAACGTTTACGACGATGACTCCACATACATGAAAATGGCCCAGTATCTCAAAAAGCAAATCCTCGCTTGGAAGCCGAATGCGAGAGTTCCTGATGATCTAAACGGATGGGCGGACGAGTTTCGAAAGCTAGTAGAGCTTGATAAACGAACCAAGCAGGAGATACACGATGTGATTAACTTTGCGACAACAGATACCTTCTGGCAGGGAAATGTCCTGTCAGCTAGTACACTGCGAGCCAAATTTGATCAGCTACAGGATCGGATGAGTAAGAATCAAAAGCAAGGTCAAGTAATCCGCTTGGAAGACAAACGAGAACAACAACGGATTAAAAGCTTTGATCTACAGAAGGCAGTCGGGCAATTCGTATCAGCTGGATTTGATCCTGAAACAGACAGAGACCTACTGGAAAAATGGCTGAACGGAGGAATAGAGTTACATGACTTACACGAACATCGACTTTCGACAGGCGGAGGCTGAGAAGTCCATACTGGGTGCGATTTTGCTAGATGACAGAGTAATGGATGATCTGGCTATACAGCTAGAGCCGAGGGACTTTTCCATTCGGGCGCACCAGATTCTCTATACCGTCATGAAGCACATGCACGAGAGTGACCGAGCCATAGATTTGGTTACCCTTACAGATCGGCTACAGACATACGGAAAGCTGGATCAATCAGGTGGAGTAACGTATATGACGGAACTAGCATCCGTTGTACCTACTGCACAAAACGCTCGATATTATGCTGAAATTGTTCATAGGCATGCTCTGAAGAGAAGAATCATGGATCTAGGTGATCAGATAAAATCAATCGCAACTGAGGGAGAATTTTCCGAGGAAGAGGACATATTACAAGCCATTGAGAAACTTTCAGATTCGCTTAGACCAGCGGGGAATAACGAACTAGTCTCTATCGCAGACGCTCGCCAAGAATACTTTGACTATCTTGGCAAGAAAGACGACTTAATCCATACTGGATTTCCTAAATTTGATGAATGGATGGGTGGACTAGGGCGAGGCTGGCTATACATACTGGCCGCCCGTCCATCGGTCGGGAAAACAGCAAAAATGCTCCAGATGATTCAAGGTATCGCCACACAGGGCAAAGGACAGTGTCTAGTATGGTCGCAGGAGATGAAACGCCCACAGCTATTTAACCGGATGCTTGCGAGCCTGACAGGGATTAGTGCCAACCGACTCCGACTTAAGAATCTAACAGCAGGCGATATGAAGCACTTACAAGAAGGTTATGATGCGCTAGAAATGCTTCCAATCTCCATTGCCGACGCAAAAAATGTGACCATTGATGAGATACGAGCGGTGGCCAGACAGGAGAAGCGGAAGCACGGGCGAATCGGAGCCATTTTCGTGGATTACTTGGGTATTATGAATATCCAAACCAAGAAGGGCGAAACGAGGGCACAGGCGATAGGAGAGGTAACCAAAGCGGCAAAACGTCTAGCCATAGAGATCGATTGCCCAGTAATCTTGCTATGCCAGATGAGTCGAGAGGGTAAAAAAGCGATTAAACCATCGCTGGAGCATTTGCGAGAATCAGGCTCAATCGAGCAGGATGCGGATGTCGTCGAATTTCTCTGGGAAGATCCAGAGGATACCGATCCAGGTCGAGATCATATGGGAGCGAAAGTGATTCAATCGGTAATAAGTAAGGGTAGGGATGTTGGAGTAAATGAGTTTAGGTATGCGTTCAAAGGCTGGATTCAACGCTTCGACGAGCTATAGATTATGACCAATTTAGAATTACAACAGCGATATGAAGAGCTAGAGAACCGAATTCATAAGGGGGCCGATTACCTAGATAATCCATTTCTTTCTGAGGGAGAACGGCCGAAAGCTGAACAGTTATATGTTGAGCTTTGTGCGGAATATATACGAATACAAAAGAAGATGAAAGAACGAGGTATGTGGTGAGTGGAGGGATGGCATGTTACATTTCACGGTTAAGGGACGAGCTGTCCCTTACACAAGAATGACACGTCGGGGAAAATACGTGAGGACAGATGCTCAGAGATATCTAGCTTACCAAGAGGTTGTCCAGCTATATGCCAGACAAGCTATGGCGAAAGAGAGCTGGCAATGTATCCCGAAGAAAGTCCCGATTGAGTTCGGTTGCAAGGTCTATCTAAAAGGCGGTCTAGATGGTGATCTATCTAACTATGTAAAGGGAATCGAGGACGCACTCAATCGTCTTGTATACGAGGATGATCGATATATAGTGCGATACCTAAAGGAAACAGAAAAAGTATTTGTAGATCATAAAGATGAGGAACGAGTAGAGGTATGGGTTCAGATTTCTAGTTAGGTTGCAGGGTGGTGGAGGTGCAGAGGTGAGTGAGAAAACCAAGTTATCGGAAAGAAGTGGAGCGCAGACTTAGAAAGTATCCAATCCTGAAAGTGGCCGTGGAGGATCTAAAATACCAGTACCCTTCCTGCACCTCACATTATGGTGAACCGATGCATGGGGGTCAGAAAGAATACATATCAAGCACGGAAAAATATGCGGTGCAACGGGCAGAGAAAGAAATGGAGTTAAAGCGAATTGAGCAGGCTTTGAAAATATTAAATGAGGATGAGAGACAATTGGTTGAAGAGAGATACTTCACTCGTATGAGGAAGAACGATGAGATAGTGTGTGACAGGATTGGTTGGAGTAAGCGGAGTTATTATCGAGTTAAGAAAGAAGCAATCGATAAGGTAGCCTATACGTTGAATCTGATTTAATAAAGTAATGAAGGTAATTCCATATATGAGTCTAATATATAAACTATATTTTGCAGTATATAGATAAGCGATTGTAAGCTATAATTGCAGAATATATGTTTGTGTATTTCCAGAGGGGTTGATTTTAGCTGATGAAATGTAACTTTGATATAGTATCTTTGTTTGCTGGTGCTGGTGGTTTAGACATGGGATTTGAATCAGAAGGATTTAAAACAATTTGGGCTAACGATATTGACTCAGACGCTTGTGAAACTCATAGAAATTGGAGTAATGCTGAAGTTGTTTGTTCAGACATTAAGAAAACTGGATTGGAGAGTATTCCTGATTGTGATGTCGTTTTAGGCGGATTTCCCTGTCAAGGATTTAGTGCTTCAGGACCTCGGAAATTAGATGATAGCCGTAATACTTTGTATAGATATTTTGTCAATGTGGTACAAAAAAAGAAACCATTAGCTTTTGTAGGAGAGAATGTTAAAGGTCTACTAACATTAGGTAATGGCGTGATTATGGAGGCGATTATCAATGATTTTGAATCAAAAGGGTATAAACTATATTATCAGTTGCTAAATGCTGCAGACTATGGTGTTCCACAGGACAGACATCGGGTTATATTAGTTGGTTTGAGAAAAGATCTGGAGGCTGAGTTTATTTTTCCTCAACCAACAGGCTATGTTACATTAAAAGAAGCTCTAGCGGGAATACCTGAGCCAGATCCATCGGATGTATGTGAAGCACCATTCTCATCTCGATATATGAGTAGGAATCGAAAAAGAGATTGGATCGATAGATCATACACTATCCCTGCAATGGCAAAGCAAATTACATTGCATCCTTCGAGTCCTGATATGATAAAAATCGGTCAAGATGAATGGATGTTTGGAGAGGGAAAAACAAGGAGATTTAGCTGGCAAGAAGCAGCGGTTATTCAAACATTCCCTAGAGATATGAAATTTGTTGGGAATCTTGTTTCTAAGTACAGACAGATAGGAAATGCTGTACCACCAACTCTTGCTAAAGTGATAGCGAAACAGTTATATTCAACTTTGGAGGAAGCTATCAATATGAAGAAAAAGGTGGCGATCTAGTATTGGCAAAGCAAAATACAAATGGGAGGGCATTGGAGTATGCCTTCCTGTTGTCTGTTCACGAAAGAGTTAGTTCTAATCAGGAAGTAATAATAGTTGAATCGGAAGCCTTCCTAACTGCAAAGAGTTCGTTTGAATCTTTGGAGGAAAACTACCAGAAGGAAACTTTGATTGCTGCTAGAACTGGAACAAATGTTTTAATTAAGCTAGAGCCAAAAATAATCGAAGGTTCGGTGCCGCTCAAAATTTCAATTCAAGGTGATGTTGCAGGTCAGTCTGGTGATGTTAGAGATGTTCTTATATCAAGACCTAATGAAAATTGGGAAATTGGTGTAAGTTGCAAAAATAATCACGATGCTGTCAAGCACCCTAGGTTATCAGGAACCAATAACTTTGGTAAAAAATGGCTTGAAGTTGCATGTACTGAACAATACTTTCAAGAAATCATACCCATTTTTGATGAGCTTAGAATGATAAAGAAAGAGTATAAAGGAAAACGTTGGTCTGAGTTGGCGGATAAAAATGAAAAATACTATCTGCCTGTCTTACAAGCATTTATAAAAGAACTAAATAGACTCAATGAAAAACATCCTGGAGAGATACCAGGTCGTTTATTGAGTTACCTCTTAGGAAGGCAAGATTTCTATAAGCTGATTGTACAAAGATCGAAGAAAATCACAGAAATACAAGGGTTTAATCTACGTGGAACATTAAATCAGAAATCGAAGAGTATCCAACCGCAAATTAAAATGACGAAGATAAAGCTTCCAACGAAATTTTATGGATCTCATATACAAGATGATTCAGAGAATACGGCTATGGTACCTTGTGATGAGGGTTGGTCTATTAGTTGTCGGATTCATAATGCTTCGCGAATAGTGGAGAACTCATTAAAGTTAGATGTAAGACTAGAGGGTTTACCGTCATCGATTTATATACACCATGAGTCTTGGCGATAGTTATATATTTTATTTCAGGCAGGCCCTTGGGTTTGCCCTTTTTTTATGAAGTTGGGTCTGAAGTTTGTCTGAATGCAGATACAACTTCCAATGCCTATATTTTTGAGCTATAATATATATAAAAGGAAAAATAAACCAAAAAAGGGGAAATTTACAAAAAAATGAATAAGTATGAATTTAAAAAAATGACGAGAACGATTACCATGATGGCACCGAGACTTACACGGGATGAAGCGGAATTTTTGATCGAATTCGCGGATCAAATCGATGACCAAGTATTTGAAGAAAAATTTAGCACCCTAGCGAAAAAAATGTATAACTGCGAACCGTATGATTTACAAATTGTACCGGAAGGTCCACGGTGTATGGATGCGGAATTTTTATATAGAGTGGATAGCATAATTTGCGAAATTGTAGGGTCTATCGAGCCAGAATAGAATATGGGTGGCCCTAGAAATTTCTAGGGCTACTATCTCAGTCATGATCAGAATAGTTGTAGCTGGTCGGAAATCTGGCAGTTTTTTGGCAGTAATTCGGCATCAAATGATAGTGAAATCACGATAAGATAGTAAGTGCGAAATAGTATCAAATCATGTTTGTTTCCCCTTGTTATATATATATCAATTTGGTCAGGCCCTAATGGCTTGGCCATTTTTTATAGGTGATGAAAATGAAAATACAAAGTGTGCCTATTAACCAGATCAATCCAGCTAAATACAATCCACGACTCGATTTAAAGTCGGGTGATCCAGAGTATGAAAAGCTAAAAAAATCGATAGAGGAATTTGGCTTTGTTGAACCCCTCATCTGGAATTCCCGAACTGGGAATTTAGTCGGTGGTCATCAACGGCTCAAGGTATTGATCGAGCAGGGAGTTACCGAAGTAGAGTGCTCCATAGTGGATTTAGACGAAGATAAAGAGAAAGCCTTGAACATTGGCTTGAACAAAGTGGGCGGTGATTGGGACTTTGATAAGTTGGCTCGCTTACTGGACGATATACAGTTATCAGGGCTAGATATGGACTTAACTGGTTTTGGCGAAGAAGAGGTCGATCAAATCCTAAGTGACTTTCTATCGGATATGGAACCAGAAGAGGACGATTTTGATGAGGAGGAAGCTTTGGATCAGATTGATGATCCTGTCACACAAGCAGGCGATATCTGGCTATTAGGTAATCATCGATTGATGTGCGGCGATGCAACTCGAATAGAGGATGTAACGAAGCTGATGGATGGTCAGAGAGCTAATATGGTCTTTACCGATCCTCCCTATAATGTCCAGTACACAGGAAAAACTCAAGATAAATTGACGATCCAAAATGACTCTATGAACGATGATGAATTCTATCAGTTTCTATACCATGCATTCTCGAACATGTGTGCCGTCACCGAAGAGGGGGGCGGCATATACATTTGTCATGCTGACTCCGAGGGTGTTAACTTCAGGACGGCGATGAGGAATTCAGGATGGGAGTTAAAGCAATGTCTCATCTGGGTCAAGAACATGATTGTACTTGGTAGGTCGGACTACCATTGGAGGCACGAACCTATCCTCTATGGCTGGAAATCGGGGTCACCACACAATTGGTATGGGGATAGAAAGCAGTCGACTGTCTGGGAAATAGACAAACCAGTACGGAATGCGGAACATCCCACCATGAAGCCAGTTGTGCTCCCTGCAAAGGCTATTCAAAACTCCTGTAAGCCAAGAGGAATCGTGCTGGATTTGTTCTCTGGATCAGGTTCCACACTACTAGCCGCAGAACAAACGGATCGTGCTTGCTATAGTATGGAGTTAGACCCTATATACTGTGATGTGATTGTCAGACGATGGGAAGAATTCACAGGACAAAAGGCGACGAGACTATCGGTTGAAGATAATTATTCCAACGCAGTAAAAGCGGAGTCTAGTAAATGAAAGAGAATCAAGGTAGAGGGAGACCCGCTGGTACAACTAAGCTAACGCCTGATATACAGCGGAAAATTTGCGATTGCCTTCGTATGGGGAATTATATGGAGACTGCGGCGGCATTCGTGGGCATTCACAAGACTACGCTTTATGATTGGCTCAAGAAGGGAGCAAGTGCTCCTGCAAGCAATCAATACAGGAAGTTTGCTGATGCTGTGGGGAAGGCCATGTCTGAGGCAGAAATGCGAGATGTAGCATTGATCGCCCAGTCAGCGAAGACGAATTGGCAGGCGGCGGCTTGGAGGTTAGAACGGAAGTATCCAGCGAGATGGGGGAGACGGACACAGCACGAAGTGTCGGGCAAAGATGGCAATCCTATAGAGGTGTCCAGTCCCAAGCAAATGTTGGTGGATCGGTTGGAACAGTTAGCTAAGAAGAGAGAAGAAAAGCCCTGATTAAGGGCTAGTAAGGCTGAAGTAATCAGGTGATTCTAACATAGAGCTTCGATAATTCTCTTTATAGGGATTCTGTGATTGTAAATTTCATCGATGTCAAAAAAAGCTATAGGGGTTGGATTTGCTGACGTTGTAATAAAGACTTTTTCATCTGAGAAGAGTACGGTTAAATCCTTAAAAACAACTTTTGTGTGTTTCTTGTAATGAATGGCTTCGAACAGCTCCTTATAATTTTTACATTCTAGGAACTCATCGTTTTTTATTTCTTCCATTCGTATTCCTCCTACTGTTTGAGCCTACCTACTCTAGATGATGAGCAGGAGGCTTTTTACTATTTTGTTTAATATCTACCTACTTACTCGTATCGTACAAATAAATCCTATTCCCCTTCAAAGTCAAGTAAATCGTTGAGGGGAATAGTACTAATAAGCTCAAGGGTTTTAGGGAGATCGTAACGTTCCTCTTCATAGCAATGCACTTTGAGTATGGGAAAGCCAGCTTTGAGGACGAACGTCGCATTGCAGTCATTTTTGGAAGTAATAAGGGTTATATCTTGGAAATAGTGTCCTTCATACTGCTCGCTATAAATAGAATTTGCTAGTTCATCAAAGCTTGTACATTCATTAAATAGTATGTCGAGTGCGATCATGATCTTCATATATTCATCCCCTATGTTTTTTTCTTGCATGTGACACAATAGCTCTGAATGTAGGAAACAGCAAGAAATTCAGGCGAACAGACACAATTGAGACGAATGTATCTAGAGAACGAAAAAAGCCCCGAAGGGCTAGATAATTTCTTTATTCAGGGTCTTGGTCAATTAGCTCAAGCCGTAATTGCTCTAATTCTTCTGGGATATCGAAGAATTCGTGCGGAAATTCTTTTGCGAGATTGATAGGGCAGGAGGTCATTAAATGTTGTAAAAAGGTAATTTGATCTTTCGTGATATACCAGTTTATACCCTTTTCTACTTCATATTCAGTTGGCTGGTTGTTTTTCATAGTTGTTAAATCCCCTTATTTTTACTTTTTTAGTATTATTTACTACACTAACATGTTACCTCGTTAACTCATTAAAGTAAACGGTTTATCACTCATTTTTCGTCAGAAATAAGGAGGCAGACGCACGTTGGACAAGAGTTTAGCCGTCATTGTAAGTCAACTTCCAATACATGAAAGAAAAGAACTACTAGACGGTTTGTCCGATAAAGAAGTTAATAATATCCTTTATAGTTGGGAGTTCTGGGCAAGACCGAACCAACTACCACCAGAGGGGAATTGGCGGACATGGCTCCTGCTTGCGGGACGTGGCTTCGGAAAGACTCGCACGGGGGCTGAGTATGTAATTGATCAAGTCCGATCAGGTAGGGTAAAGAGATTGGCTCTCGTGGCTCCTACGCCAGCTGATGCAAGGGATGTGATGATTCAAGGAGAGAGTGGGATTCTTACCATTAGTCCACCTTGGTTTATACCGACTTATTACCCAAGTAAACGTCGTGTAGAATGGCCGAACGGTGCGATAGCTACTATTTTCTCAGGGGCACATCCTGAACAATTACGTGGTCCACAGCATGAGTTGGCTTGGTGCGACGAACTCGCCGCTTGGAAATATCCGCAGGAAACATGGGACATGCTCATGTTTGGCTTACGACTCGGCGAAAACCCACGAGCAGTCATTACAACCACACCGAAACCTACTCCATTGATCCAAACGATCGTCCAATCAAGTACAACCTCGATTACAAGAGGTTCTACCTTTGAGAATTCGGATAACCTAGCTCCTGCTTTCCTTGAGCAAATCGTGCACCAGTATGAAGGTACACGACTTGGCAGGCAGGAGCTTTTTGCGGAGATTTTAGACGATGTAGTAGGAGCGTTGTGGAAGCGACAGCAGTTGGATGATTTGAGAGTGAAACATCACCCTGAATTGATTCGAGTAATTGTGGGGATTGATCCAGCAGTCACGAGTGAAGAAGGATCAGACGAGACAGGGATTATTGTCGTGGGTAAGGGAGTAGATGGCCACGCTTATGTACTGGATGATTTGTCGTTACAAGGGTCGCCTGATGGATGGGCAAGATCGGCTGTTACTGCTTACTACAAATACCAAGCAGACCGAATCGTGGCGGAAGCAAATAACGGAGGAGATCTTGTAGAACATACGATTCGAACTGTCGATCCAATGGTTGCGTATAAGAAAGTCCATGCCTCTCGTGGGAAATACATCCGAGCGGAACCTGTGGCAGCTCTCTATGAACAAGGGCGTGTGCATCATATAGGGAGCTTGGGAACGCTAGAGGATCAAATGTGTACGTGGTCGCCTATGCATGCAAAGTCACCAGATAGAATGGATGCCTTAGTCTGGGCATTAACTGAGTTGATGCTTGGCAAAGGAAAAGCGAAAGTGAAGGCAAGAGTCGTGTAATGGGGGATGGATATGGATAAATCACAAGTGAAAGCTTATGTATTGAAGGATGGAGAAGTGATTACCAATGACTATTTACAACGGTACTCAGTTAAATCAATGTCAAAGCAGATTCCCTCCGATGTATTTATAAATGAGTATGGTGAGCGAGGGGTTGTAGAGCCACTCTATAACGTGGAAGCATTGGCAAAGCTAATGGAGATGAACACGTACCACTACCGTGCTGTGAAAGTGAAAGCAAGGGATACGGTAGGTCTAGGTTGGAAGCTAAAGCCGATGGAAGGGATAGAAAATCCAAACGAATCACAGAAGGAATCGGTTCTTCCCTTTCTTAACAGTCTTCATCCTGAAAAGACATTAGGGGAAGTATTAAGTCAATGGATGGAAGACTTCGAAGCAACAGGGAATGGATACTTAGAGCTGATTCGAGATGAAAGCCAACAGTTAATCGGGATTGAGCATATTCCATCTCATACAATGCGCAGACATGTGGACGACTCGTTGTTCTTACAAATCAGGGGTACAAAGAAGAGATGGTTTAAACGGGCAGGGGCTCCGTGGGATGTACATGATGAAACAGGAGAGAAGTTTGCATTAGGTGGGCTTTCTTATGATGAGCGAGCAACGGAGATCATTCATATTCTAAATTACTCACCACGAAGTGACTACTATGGTGTTCCAGATGTCCTTCCTGCACTGGGAGCGATTTTAGGGGATAAGGAACGGGAAGAGTTCAACATCTCCTTCTTTGAAAATCATGCGATACCAGCCTACGCAGTTACCGTCAGTGGCGCGGACTTGGACAAGGATACGGAAGACATGATTAAACGATTCTTCCAAAAGGATCTCAAAGAGAACCGACATGCCACGTTAGTGTTGACTGCTTCTGGTGGAGAAGAAAAAGTAGAGTTTAACTTTCAAGCCCTTGCTGTGGATGTGCAGGAGGCTTCTTTTCGCTTGTACAGGAAAGACAATAGGGACGAAGTTCTATCCAGTCATGGTGTCCCGTCGTATCGTATCGGAATATCTGAAGATGGTAGCTTAGGTGGTTCTACAGCAGAAGAGTCGACTGAGATCTATAAGCAGTCTATCATTAATCCTCGTCAAGAAATGGTAGAGGCTCGTCTAAATAAACATATTCTCAATGCTTTTGGAGTTAGTGATTGGATTTTTAAATTCAATGAGATTGATAATCGAGATGAAGTGCGGCAAACAGAGGTTTTTTCTAGACAGTTCAACATGGGAGCGATTACTCCTAACAAGGTGAGAGAACTCATAGGGGAAGTGAGAATGGATCATCCTTTGATGGATTCACCATACATTAACGGAGTTCCGATTGATCAGTTGAAAAGCTGGAAGCCTCCTATTCATTCCCCAGATGAATTACTCAAGTCGATCAAATCACTTCATGAGCGACTTCTAGAGGTGGTAACTAAATGAGGGCAGAGAAGATGCTAGAGGAGGTTACTTCATTTCTAGCAGACTGTGGTTGTCTACCTGCTTTTAAACAGGTGGAAGATGGGTTGTTAGTAGCTGAGGAAAAGCTTGAACGCCAGCTCTGGAAGCTCTTTGTGGGAGTAGAGAATCGTATGATCTCTCAGCTTGTCTCAATGGGATATGTTCCGCAAGATCCAGTTAGACGACTGTTGTTTGTTGAGGAGTTTCTCAAACATCTCAAAGACGAATTACCAAAGGTTGTGGCTAATAATGCAATGGAGAGTGCTGGACGAGGAAGAATATTCGCTTTTGATGATCTGAAAGAGAATGGAATTTCTTATTCCTATTCGGACTTCGACAGCTGGACATATGGGAGGTTACGGAACCAGTCATATACCTTCAGTCGGAATACGTCAGATCGGATTATAGGCGATTTCTCAAGAAGCTTGTCTCAGTCGTATAAAAAGGGATTGGGGATAGAGGAAGCGTCTAAGGAGCTACAAAGGGAGTTTGATCAGATCAAGGAATACCGTCTAAAGCGGATCGCTAGAACGGAGATTAACTCTGCTCAGAATGAGGGGATTTTCGAAACGTTAAGCGAGTTCGGGGTCAAATATAAACAATGGATTACCGCTAGAGATAGGCGAGTCAGGGGTAGTAAGCCGAAAGATAAAGCCAATCATGTGAAGATGCATGGGGAAGTGGTGGGGTTGTATGAGCGTTTCTCCAATGGACTATTTTTCCCATGTGATCGGACTGGTGAGATGAGGGAATGGATTCATTGTCGGTGTCGGATACGGCCTTATATTCCTAAGCGTGGTGAGACAGTATAATGGGATGACGTTCGATAATGTACTATTATCAAACGTCATCCCGTTAAAGCAGTTACGTGAGATAATAGTACATTATCTCACGTATTTGACTAAAGTTACACTTGGATGGTGGAAACTTATTCAAAATCATGAAATAAAGTGAACTGAATTTGGTTCATTTTGTAAGTATAGTGACATATAGTTTATTATCCCAACCTGAGATAACTCACTATAATATACATTATAGAGCGTTATCCATTAAAGCGATGACGTTCGATAATGTACTATTATCAAACGTCATCCAATTAAAGCAGTTACGTGAGATAGTGTACTATTATCTCACGTAATTTGACTAAAGTATTGTATTTGGACGTATCTCAATGGAAATTACAAAGCAATGAAAAAAAGAGTGATTACCCTAATAACCACTCTCTCAGTATCCATTTGCTACTTTTTGACTGTAATAGTGATGTTAATATACACATTAATCATTATGTCCACCTCCTTGTCTCTCTGAAGGAGGTATTTTGTATTTCAATTACAAGGTATGCCTGTAGTATGAAAGCTTAGAACCATAGTTTTATCATATGGAGTTTAACTAAAGTAGTCATAATGAGGTGATAACCCCATATAGTGTTGTAGTGACACCCATACAGTACCATTTGTACTGTATGGGTGTAAAAAAATGAAAATTATAGCATAAAAAGAGAGTGATTACCGTCATAATCACCCTCTAAAAATGAATTATCTCTTTATAACAATCGTGATTTTTATGTTTATCATGAATATTCCCTCCTTTCTTTCTCGAAGGAGGTTACTTTGCATTTAAAGAACAATGCATTATAAGATACGCCTACTTTATTAGAGCTAGAACTAGAGGTAATTTTTATATCAGAGTACAGGTGATAGAGTGCATTAATTATCGGTGTCGGATTAGAGGCTATATTACTGCGAGAGCTCTTTCTTAACAATATTCTAAGGTATGATAATAGTACATTATCATACCTTAGAATATTGTTTATATCTGTGCAATCATAGTGTGAAAATCTGCATATTAGTTGTTTACTAAAGGAATATGTAGTAAAAAAACAAAAGGATCATATAGTGTAGAGAAAGAAGCGTTCAAAAATTGGGAGGGACCTTTTCGGACATGTCCGCAAATCCCCATGTTAACCGTATCTAGAGTATGATAATAGTACATTATCGTACCTTAGAATAATTGCTTATATGGTATATCTGTAGGGATAACTGAAAAAAGAGCGATTATGGCAGTAATCACTCTTAAGTGGTTGAATATCATTTGTTAATAATTATGATGATAGTTATTGGAAACAGCCAACGAAACATTGATATACACCTCCTCACGGTGGTGTTCTTTCTATGTCTACGGACAATATATGCCCTATCAAAAGGCAATATGAATAGGAGAGATATAGTATCGAATTAATAGCACCTGTAATATATAAAAGCAATGAAAAAAGAATTGTACATGGCCCCGTGTTGGTTCCTAACGAGCCAGATCATGACGGAGACAAGGTAAACAAAGAAAAAATAGAAGAAGTCGCCCATCGATTCGTAGAAAAGTATGCGAATATCGACTTGCAGCACTCATTAAACAATGTCGGGAGTCTCGTTGAATCCTATATAACCCCTGTGGATCTCACCTTTGATGATGTAACTGTTCCTCAAGGATCGTGGATGCTAGGGGTTCGTGTGACGGATGAATCAGCTTGGTCAAATGTGAAGAAAGGCAAACTAACAGGCTTCTCTATTATGGGGATTCCCCAAGCTGTTATGAAGAATCAATCTAATCAAGAGATACAAACGGCATTAAAACGAATCACTCTCAAGGATCTCGGAGAGGATTGGATTGTTAACGCTGTTAGTCTTGTGGACGAGCCGTGTGTGCCCAAAGCCAAGTTCTTAGTTGTGAAGTCAAAGGGGAAAGAAGATTTACCAGATGGCTTGTTTGCCAAGTTAAAACAATTGTTATCAGTCTACAAAGGTGAAGAAGAATCAACTGGAGGAGAGCAGATGGATAATGAGGAAATGCAATCTTTCGTGGAAGAGACGGTTAAAAAAGCTGTTGATAAGGCTGTGGAAGAGATAGGAGCTTCTACCAAGGACGAAGGGGAAGCAATCAACTCTTCTGAAGCCATAGATTCACATGAGGGAGTAGATGTAGCAGAAGAGAGTGTTACTTTATCGAAGGACGAATACGAAGCACTTCTTTCCAAGATAAGAGAAATAGAAAACGTTGCAGAAAAGTCCAAGTCGTATGGGCTTTTTTTTGGTTCCAAAAAGCTAAAAGGACAGGATCAAGACGTATCATCGGAGCCTGCCGATCCAGAACCACCTACTCGTAATGCCTTTGGCATCCGAATTTAACTAAGGAGAGATTAATCAATGGACACACAAAATATCTTAACCAAGCTTAACGCAACGATTAAAGCGATTACCCGTTCTGATATCGGATCAAGTTTACTTACTCCACAGAAAGCACAGCAATTTATCCGAGTGGTGGAGAATTCCACCCCTTTACTTCGATCTGCACGTCGGCTCGATATGAATTCCCATACTCGTGAAATCGATAGAGTGATGTTCGCAGGTCGTATTTTGAAAAAGACGGGCGGTGAACAGAAGGATATTAGCAATGAGCAAAAGGTAACTACTGCAGTAAATAAACTTACCTCGGAAGAATTAGGTGGGTTTGTTGGTCTCACCGACCATACATTGGAAGACAATATCGAGCGTGGGAAGTTTGAAGATACAGTGCTGCAACTATTGGGCGAGGCATCAGGTAGAGACTTAGAATACTTGTACCTTGCTGGAGACAAATCATCCCCCGACGAGCTTCTTAGCATCACGGATGGTTGGCTCAAGAAATCGGCGAACCGAGTAACGGGAGTGGCTACAGCTCCCAATGCTGGCCAGTTTGTAAATGTAGAAGTAGAGAGTCTATTAAAGAAAATGCTAGATGCTTGTCCGAAGAAATACCTTACAGACTTAACCCAGTGGCGATATTACGTAACATGGGATATCCTCGACGATTACCGTGAGAAGTTGGGGCTACGTGAAACCGCATTAGGAGATGCAGCCAAAACAGGAGCAATCGAGTTGTCGTATAAAGGAATTAAGCTGGAGTATGTACCGCAGATGCCAATGGGAAGTGCATTGCTTGCACCACCAAGCAATTTAGTTTATGGACTCTATCGAGATATTAAAGTAGAGCCAGATCGTGTTCCGAAAGCACGTAGAACAGACTTTGTCATTACAACTCGTACAGATTGTCATTTTGAAGATGAGAACGCCAGCGTAGTTGCCAGCGGTTACGGAGGGGAGTAACGGAATGATTAAAGCAAAGATCACAAATATACATCCAGACCGAGTCATTGAGAGGCTCGGTTTTTATTTTGCGCCGAAACAATCGGCTGAGATTTACATGGATCACTCCCGACACCTGACTCTCTTGCAAGCTTGTAAGTTTCTAAATGTCGAGATTCTAAAGCAATATGATGTGAGCAATATGACGGTGGAGGAAGTTCTACAAGGAGTTCAAGAGCAGAAGCTTACGATTGAAGAAGCCATGCAAGCTGAACAGCGATCTAAGAATCGCAAGACTCTCTTAGACAAGCTGACGGAACTAAAAGGTAAAGCATAATGTATGGCTCATCTGTTCTAGTGAGACAGCTGACAGGGGTTCAGCCGACTACATTCAAAGTAAGTGATTTGGAATTAGATTCTATTTTAGTCACTTGGCTAGTCCACATTTCTGCTGAGATAGATCAGCGTTTAGGAGAGACTGTGCAACCTAGCGACTCTCGTTGGCAGGGGATTGAATCGGTTGTGATTCGTACTGTGGCGAAACTCGTAGGGTATGCGGTTCAGAGCCGAACAAGCAAAGTGGTTCAAGTAGGCGAGTTTGCAGTGAAAATCCTCAATGCGTCTGATGTTGTAAAGGATCTAGAGTGGGAACTTCGTCCATATCAGAGACGGCAGCTCTCTTTGTTTCATTCAGGATCGGAGTGGAGGATCTAATGCCAGCTCATATACAAGAAGATCGTATTCGGGAGATTGCCCGAAAAGCGTTTATAGCAGTCAAACAAGCGGTGGAATATACAGCACTCGACGTATGGGGAAACATTCGAGAAAATTCCCCTGTGAACCATGGTCGACTTGCTGGTTCTTGGCAGATGAATCGACTTAGTAGTCTGAGATACAAAGTGCAGACAGCAGTCGCCTATGCTACATATACAAATGATGGGACAGGGGTTTATGGTCCTCGTAGACAGCCTATACGCCCTCGTAGTGGACAAGTTCTTGTCTTCCAAAGCCAAGGGAACACAGTCTTTGCTCGAAGTGTCCGTGGCATGAAGGGGAGAAAGTATATTGAGAAGTCGATTTACCAAACGGAACATCGGAAAGCGGAATTTGTGGAGACAGCATTGGAGGAGGTGGGATTGATTTAATGGGCTATGAATTAGACAAGAGGAATCTAGCAACCATCCGAAAGGAAATCAAAGAAACACTTCTGACCATTCTACAGGAAGCGAGATCGGGACACCTATCTGATCTCGCCTCCATTGTTTATGGCGATAGAACTGACGTTGGAAACATTGAAGATATGCCTCTCCTATGGGTCTTACCTTCTCCACACCAACCAGACCTAAAGGGCGGTCATATGGCGGTTCATGATTTTACCTTCACTTTTGTGACGATGGTGTACGATCCAGAGCCAGAGGCAGGAAAGGATCGGGCTGAGGATTTGACTGCTCAGGTGTACGATCTGATCTCTGCTAATCGCAACTTGAATGGAAAAGTGTTTGATGTCAGACCACTCCATTACGATCCATCTTATGAAGCTATGGCTAACTCAAACGTGTACTGGGCAAGTTGTGAGTTTGCTTTTCGTATTCAAAGAAAAGAGTGAGAGGAGGTGATATTATATGGCAATCGCACGGTATTTTGGATTTGGTGAAGAGAAGGAGTTTGGAGTACCTGTTCCTGCTACAGAAATGATTGACCCTGAGTCTGCGGAACTCGATCCTGCTGGAGACCAAGCCCTCATATATGAAGGAGTCTCTCGGCTGGATCGGATTGTAGCACCGGGGATATATCGATCTGAGGGAAGCCTATCCGTTCCGTTTGACCTCAAAGCCTTTCCGTATTTCCTGAAATGGGCATTAGGGGGCTATGAGGTGGTTGGAAAAGAGCCATCCTTTACGCATCGTTTCTATCCCAAGCAATCCTCATTAATGGATTCCTTTACAGCGAGGGTTGGGAAAGATGTCTTTGAGCATCAGTTTTCTGGTTGCGTGGTAAGTGCAGTGAACTTGGAACTAGATGCAAACTTTCTGATTGGATCGGTTGACATTATCGGTGGGAAAGATGAGAAATCTACTTTACAAACCAACCCATTGTTTACGTCGGGAGATATCTATAGTCCTAGCCAAGTGACAGCGACTATGAACGGGCTTGATGAGTCGGCGTACATCCAATCATTTTCTATAAAGATTGAGACGGGTGCGGATAATGAAAAAGGAGTAACCATTGGATCTCGTTTCCCAAGAAGAGCCTATCGAGGGGCATTCTTAGTGGAAATGGAAATGAACCTCTCATTCTTCTCGACGATCCATCTAGAGCGGTTTTGGGGCAACTCTACTGGGCCGACTCAAGACAAACTACTAGAGTTTGAAACGAAGATTCATATAGGGGATCACATTGATCTCGTTATTCCAAGGGGTGTTTATACCTCTATGCAGCAACCGTTATCAGGCCGTGACTCCATTGAGCAAACGACTACGTTACGAGCATTAGTAAAGCCTGATGGTACGGGGCCTATCGAGTTTAGTATTACAAATGATAAACCTACCTACTAATGTCGTCACACTTTTTTAATAGGCATTGTATGTGTATATGAGAGCAAATAATAAACCCAACTTTTAGGAGGAAATACCTATGAATAAACTAACAACTGCATTACTAGCTGGCAAGAAATACCGAGAGTTCTACGAGATTCGAGTAGATGAAGAAATCTACCAAATCGAGATCCGTCCATTGACCCATATTGAGAAAGCAGAGGTACAAGCAGTCGAAACCGCATCTATCAAAATGAATAGTAAGAACGTAGGTACATCAGACCGGATGTCATCGCAGGAGATGGAAATGAATACTGCAGATGTGATTCGGGACTCTGCTAAAGCAGAACTGAAGGCAGTCGCTCTCGGAACGGTTGACCCAGAATGGACAGAAGACATGATCGATCAGCTTTGGAAGGCGGAGTGGATCGAAGGGGCATACAACCGAATTTTAGAGATTTCAGGAGTAGCAAACAAAAAGAAACAAGAATCAACTTCTTCTACCCAAACCGAGCCACAAGAGCAGACTCCAAAAGTAGAGCAACAAGAATCGACTACGCAAACCGAACAAACAGAACAAAGCGAGCAAAACCTAAACTCCTTTCGCCAAGAGTAATGCGGCAAGGGAGTTTTATTTCTTCGTTCGTCATATCGGGATGAGACCTAGTGACTATGCGGACTTAACCCCCTTACAAAAGCAAGTCCTAGTACTGAATTGGAATGAAGAGCAAAAACAAGAAGAGTCTCGAATGAAGCGTCAAGCACGGACTCCTGTAGGGAGGCGGTGATGGAATGGCAAAAGAGTCTGTGCAAATCATCGTTGACGGGGTAGACCATGCTTCCTCTGTGTTTGCGAAAGTAGCTCGCGAGGCAGATCGTTCGTTTGGTGATGTCGTAAAAATGGTGGATAAGTTAGATCGCAAAATAGAGCAGTTACCGAGTCCGGAAATGCACACAGAAGAAGCGGTTCAAGATTTACAGAAGGTAGTACGATCTGTTCAACAAGTAGAATCGCATGTGAGACAACTACAGTACACGGTGGATGGTGTAGATCATAGTGTGGAAATCCGATTTGATGCCCAAACAGAGAAGGCGGAGAGCCAAGTCGAAGAATTGTCTCGAAAAGTAAGAGAAGCGTCCAGAGACCATTTCGTTTCTATTCATGCCAATGTGAGAAAAGCCATATCAGAAGTAAACAGACTGGGGCATAGCATTCGAGAAGTGGGAAGACGAGGCAGAGAAGTAGGAGAGGGAATGGTGGATTTTGCAGATAACACTACGCAAGGTCTTACCGCTCCTATCGGTCTCATCTCTGCATTGGCTTTCAAGGCTTCTGCAGACAGCTCTCATATGATGGCCATTCTAACAGCGAAATTAGGAGGTGTTCGAGGTCAGATCGAGCAGGTGGCTCCTATCGCAAAGCGAGTGTTCCGAGATGGACTCGGCAAAGACGTGGAAGAAGTGGCGATTGTAGCAGGTCATGCAAAGGCAAAGTTCCAGAAACTGAACGAGACACGATTGCAAGACGCTGTCTATCAAGCTCTTGCACTATCGAAGGCACTCGGAATCGATGCCGTTCAATCCATCGATCAAGCGAAGGAGATCATGGATAAGTTTAAGATCACAAGTAATCAAGCCTTTGATTTGATCGCCGCAGGATATACCACAGCAGACCTGAGTGGAAAGAACCTGAATAGTCGATTGCGTGAAACAAAAGGCAGAGCGGAAGAAGTAGCAAAAGCGATTCAAAATTCGCCCTGGGTACAACTTGCCTCAGACTGGCGGAAGCTACAGGAAGCCCTAGAGCCATTAGGCCATGTGTTGGTGAATCTATCTCAAAAGTATCTACCTGCTGTGATTGAGAAGGTTCAATCCTTCTCCGAGTGGTTTAGTAAATTGAGCGATAAACAACAGCTCTTCCTGATAGGTGCTATGGGAATACTAGCCGTTTTGCCGTTAGTTGTCATGGTGTTTGGTTCCTTAGTGATGGTTGTGTCAGCAGTAGCGGAAGTGTTTGCGTTTTTTGCTTCTACAGCAGGTCTTGTTGTATTGGGAGTCGGAGCAATCGCCGCAGGGCTTGTCTGGATGTACAACCGGTTCGAGTGGTTTAAGCAAGCTATTGACGGTATATGGTCAGCTACAGTAGAGATGTTCTCAACGTCAGCTTCCAAGTTTTCATCGTACTTCGAAACGATCCAAGCGAGTCTTGCACGTCTATGGCAAGCATCACAACCCATCATTAAACTGTTTGGCGAGACACTGGTTACAGCCTTAATAGCGATCCTGCCTGTCCTAAATGGGTTGTTTAGCGCACTCGGTCCACTAATCGATCTCATCATCAATGCACTATCAGCCGCCGCTAATATGATTTCAGGCTTGATCCTTCTACTTACGGGTGATTTTGATGGAGCTGTGACACATTTCGAAAATGCTCTACAAGATGTAGGAAGAGTGGTGGAAAACGTCTGCCTAGTCGTTGTCGAATTCTTCTCTGGAATGTGGGAGGGGACTGTAGCCATTCTTCAGCAGTTCGGAGTCGATCTAAATGTCTTCTTCGCCTCCATGGCGCAGGGGATGATGGATGCATGGAATGACTTCGGTGAAGGGTGGTCGACCTTTTGGAACTCCATTACACAAGGGGCTATGGACGCATGGAATGACTTCGGTGAATGGTGGTATAGCTTTTGGCTCTTCATTTCCGAGCCCATTATCCAGTTCTTTTCTAGCCTCTGGGAAGTGATCTCGCCGTATATTATGCCCGTTATAACGTTTATCCAACAGGCGTGGACAGCCTTAGTAACCTTCTTCTCGATTTTATTTGGAGAGACACTTCCAGTATTATTCCAAGTTGGATGGAATCTTATCTCATCCGTCATAAGCCCAATTGTTAGCACGATTGTGAACTGGATTCGGGCAAGCTGGTCTACATTAGTAGGCTTCCTAAACTCCATCTGGCTCTCTCTTGTGTCGGTCGCTTCGGCTGTTTGGTCAGGTGTTTCTTCTGCCATCCGTGTTGCCATATCTCCTATAGTGGGTTGGCTTTCGTCCATATGGAACAGTACTCGGTCTACAGCCTCAAGCGTGTGGAGTTCAACGAGTTCTCTTGCTTCTTCTATATGGTCGGGAACAGTATCAGGTATCCGATCCGTTGTTTCGCCCATAGTAGGTTGGCTCTCTTCCGCATGGAATAGCATCCGCTCGACCGCTTCAAGCGTGTGGGATGGAGTGAGGACAGCGATTATAAACCCGATCCAGAGTGCCTATGAGCGATTGAAATCGATCATAAGCAGTATTGTAAACGCCTTTGCGAGCATGAAGATATCGATTCCAAGACCAAGGATTCCTGACATTAAAGTTCATACCGCTCATGCCAACATTGGTGGAGTTTCTGTCCCGTATCCTGAATTTAAACTGGGCTGGTATGCAAAAGGTGGGCTGTTTGATGGAGCTAGTGTGATCGGGGTTGGTGAAGCAGGCCTAGAGGCAGTTGTTCCTCTTTCAGGACACCGAATGAAACCCTTTGCTGATACCATTGCAAAGCAAATGCCAGAGAGATCGACAGGACAAGGTGACATCATCATTAACATTGAGCAACTAGTCGTTCGAGAAGAAATAGATATCACAAAAATAGCCAAGGTACTCCGAGAAGAAATAGAACGACAAGAAACCATTCAAAATAGAGCAGGAGGGATGTCGTCATTTGGCTATTCGATTTAACAACCAAGACCTTCCACCATTTGTAGTAGTCAAAGACCTTCATCTCCCGATCTTGACAGGTGTGAAACAGACCACCTCCAAGGTGAAAGGACGGGCTGGTTCATGGGATTTTGGAAATGAGCTGGAGGATCGGGTAATCTCAGCAGACATTACCATCGAGGCAGATAGCCTTTCTGATTTGCTCCAGAAAGTGAGAGACTTCGGGGAGTGGCTCTATTACACAGAAGCAAAACCACTTCAACTAGTAGGCGATCCAGATGTCTATTATCTAGCCAAATTAACAGGAGATACCGATTTGAACCTATTGCTGAGTATCGGTCAATGTCGGATCTCCTTTATCTGTACAGACCCGTATGCCTATGGAAAAAAGAAAGAAGTCCTTTTCCAATCGGGACCTGTGGAGGTTGAGAATCAAGGTGGAGTGGATACCTCCCCGTTGATTGAAATGGAGTTCACAGCTCCTACAACCGAGTTTGCCATTATCAATAAAACACAAAGCCTATATTTCGGACAGCCTGTCCATATGGATTCCAGAGATGAAAATGTTCCTACACAAAGGCTCGTGATAGATGATGATGGGAGTTCTATCGCAAAATGGACGTCAGGAATTGCAATGGACGGTGGAATTGTAACAGGTAGCTTTTTGTCCGATGGAGAGCAAATCAAGGTTGCTGACTATGGGAAAGGTGAAGATTGGCATGGACCTGCAAAGATTAAGGTGTTTCCCCAGCCTCTTCAGGATTTTTCTGTAGAAGCCCGTGTGGGATTTACAGCACTCGTTATGGAGGGACATGAAGGACGTGTGGGAAGAATTGAAATTTACTTGCTGGATGTAAACAACAATCGGATCGGGAAGATGGCTCTCTGTAATTTTACGACCGCTATGAGCAAGCCTACCATGGAGGCGAGAGTTGGGACTCTAGATGATGGGCACTATTTTGTGAATCAGGACTTAGAGGGACTCTTCCTTTCACGCTTTTCAGGAAGAATCTCCATTTCCCGAATCGGTCAAATGTGGAATTTCAAGATCGCTAGAGGCGGCTTCATAACATCACAAGTATGGTCTAACCAGTATTTTGATGCCGAGTCCTTGTACCAGACTCAAGTAGCAGGAATCCAAATCCATGTTGGAGCCAGAGGAGAGAATGATCCGTACTCTTCTGCGTACTTTGACCTAGTTCGAGTGTTTGAAGAAAATGTAATCCAAGAAGAAACCCCAAATGTATTCGAAACAGGAGACCAGCTTTTAATTGATTGTGCAAGCGGAGGGATTCTAAAGAACGGCTTTCCTTTTTATAGCTCATTGAAGCCGTCAAGTCAGTTTCTTCGCTTAGAAAAAGGAAAGAATGTCATTACATGTTCCCCGTCTATTGTTCAAAACGGGAAAGTGAGGTTTCAAGAGAGGTGGCTCTAATCAACGACTACCTCTATGTGTTAGATCCATATTATCAAGCAGTCGGACTGTTGAGTAATCAGCTAGAGAACGCCTGTCCCTATTATGATGATGAGCATATCGAGAAGCTAAAGCATGGCTTTCTAACACTCGAATTCACTGTACCAGCAAAGCACCCTAAGTCCATTCTCCTACAGGAAAATGGGTTTATTTTATATCCGGACCTAGACGGAAAAATGGAACTGTTTCAGATCAAGGAGCTGATCGATACCAGCAAGGGTGATCTCTATTGTTTCTGTGAGAACGCAGCTGTTCCGGATCTACTTGCAAATATTGTGCGTCCTGTCGCTCTTCCGAGCCAGACGTTAGAGCAAGCAATGAACTACATCCTTCAAGGAACTGGATGGGAGCTAGGCACGATTGAGTACGTAGGTGTACAAGACTTTGTGTTTAAGGACTATCCGACCTCTCTAGCAGCGCTCCACAAAATTATGGATCAATATGAGGCAGAGATAGAGTTTCGTGCTGACTTTCAAGGGCTACGACTAACAAGAAAATATGTAAACGTCTATCGGAAAAGAGGACAAGCCACAGGGAGGATCTTCTCGTATGGTCGTGATCTGATTGATGTAAAGAGGACGAGGGATACCAAGGAGCTTATTACTGCTCTCATTGGACTTGGCAAAGGGGATAGTGGTGGCGATGGAAATATCCTCACATTTCAAGACTATACTCCTCCTACAAACTCAAAGTATGAAAAAGGTGAGGACTGGGTTGGGAGTGTCGAAGCCTTACAACGGTGGGGAAAAAACGGAAAGCATATCATGGGTGTGTACAAAGATGAATCGGCTACGAATCCAGCTGAACTCTATCAGAACACCGTAAAGGAACTGGAAAGAAGGAGTAGTCCAAAAGTAACCTATCAGATGAGTGTTCTCCTACTAGAAGGACTAGTGGGGCAACAATGCCGACTGGGGGATGAGATACTTGTTAAGGATTACAGCTTTACTCCAGAACTTGCGATCCGAGGCAGGATCACCGAGAAGAAGAGTAGTAAAACAAGTGTTGATCCACAACAGAATCAAGTGATCGTAGGGGATGTTTAATCCCTTCTACGCCGAGTCTCACAAAGAGTGGGATTTTTTTATTGTTCTACCACATGGGGGAGGTGATGAAATGGACAAAGAGAACGCTGGCATCTATATATCTGGCAAAGAGATGTATGAGTCAATACAGGCTATTGGAAGTACATCTCAACAAATTCTTACTCGCATAAGCGTTATGGAAGCTAAGTTGGAGGACTTTGGACAGACGGAAGAGCGAAGTCGTGTAGCGATTAAAAAGTCAGAGGAGGCTTATGACATAGCTTCCAAAATAGAAAGCCAGCAAGTATGGCTTTGGCGGATTGTGACAGGCTCGTTGGTTACAGGAGCTATTACAATACTGCTTTCGTTTATAAGAAAATCAATCTAATGGAGGATAAATATATGGATAACAATCGTTGGAAAAATAGTGGAATGTGGATCAGCCTAACAGGGTTGGTTTTTTTATTTTTGCAGACTATCGGGGTGTACATCAGTCCAGTAAATCAGGGGGCTATTACTACAGTTATCGATTCAATTGTTGGTTTGCTTGTGGTGCTTGGAATTCTAAGTAATCCCACCACTAAAAATCAAGGCTTTTTAGATGATGAGGGAGGTGCAAAGAATGACTAAATTAATCTGTCTGGACGCTGGCCACGGGGGTAAAGATTCAGGAGCTGTAGGTTATGGATTGAGAGAGGCGGATGTTGTATTAAAGCTGGCTGAGTTGGTGAATCAACACTTGGGGGCTTATTCATGTGTTACTACTATGACTCGAAACAAGAATACATCTGCAGGCTATCCGTCTGGTAGAGAAGGACTCCATAAGCGAATTGCCTACGCCAATGCAAAAAATGCAGACTTTTTCCTGTCTCTGCATTGTAATGCAGGAAAGGGATCTGGATTTGAGTCTTATGTAGCCCAACCTGCACCGACTCGTACCAAGCGAATACAAAAGATAATTAATGATAATGTGCTGGACTTCTTAAAGGGCTACGGAGTTAAGGCTCATGGGAATCCAGAGAAAGTTGATATTCAAGCGGCACGGGGTAGAATCGCTGTTGTTAGGGATACGAAGATGAGTGCAGTCCTTCTGGAATGTTTGTTTATCGATAATCCTACAGAGAATAAACTTTTGAAGGATAGCCAGTTTCTTGATGGGTTGGCTAAAGCGATTACCGCAGGTGTTGCATCATCTTTAGGGTTGGAAAAGAGATAGATTTGTAGAAGGGGGCGATGTTCACAAATTCTAGTGAACATCGCCCTTTTTTATTTATTCCAACGCAGTATAAAGTACCAATTTTGAGCAATATTTTTGATAACGTTCTTGAAATGTACTCTGTAATTATGTATGTACTCTAGCTGTAGATGAGTGGTACGGATAGTCCACATCTTTAGTAGTAGCGGTATGGAGCTGTGATAGAAGTGATTCTGCTTACCCCCATTAAACCAATAAATGGATAATATATGCACCTAAACTTGTTATATTTTAAGGTGGTTATTAAAAACGGTATATTATAAATCTTAAAAAATTTAATCTTTGCATTGACAGTTTTTCCTCTTGTATTATACTAGTCGTATATTTCGATTTAATCAGATGTTTCATTCAAACAAAAATAGTTTGATTTTTATAATTAATAAATCGAATGACCTTTGTTTAGGTGAAATCTTGATAAGCGAAATATAAATATATTGTTTAAGGGAGAGTACATCATGAAGAAAATAGTTTCTAGTTTAGTAGCCGTTTCTATGTTAGCAACAGCTGCGATACCAGTATTTGCTTCTGAATCTACACCTGTAAATCAAGCTCAGGTGAATAGTATGGGACAAATCTCTGAAGCTCTCAAGAGTAAAGTTGAACCGTATGTGAAGATTGAGAACAAGCAATTCAAACTAGTCAATGAAGATAAGCTCAGACAGAAAATTTCTAGCAATGATCTGGCGACTGTCAAGCAATCGATCAATCTAGCCAATGAAGGAATAAAGACAGTTCCTATGACAAGAGTAGAAGGTAATGCTATTGTCGCTCCAAGAGGTGGGATATCAGTTCTTTCGATAGAGGGGAAAACTGATTATGAGCTACACTGGTGGGGTTGGCAGGTTTGGCTTAGTCAATCGGTTGTCAGAGGAATAGCTGAGTTAGGCTGGGCAGGCGTTGGTGGTACTGCTGGTTTAATTTTTAAAAGTATCGGTGCTGCATTTGCGGCTGGTTTGATGGCAAAGGCTATCGAAAAATTTGGCGTAGGCAATCTTCCAGCACTTTACGTTGAAGGTACTTGGCTCAGTATTAAAGAGATGACTATTAAAAAACAAACCTAAATTCCTTTTTAGTAAGGATGATTTAATTGAAACGTAAATATGCTCTCCTAATTACAGTTGTATTGTGTATGTCATATCAGGCGTTATTCACGTTCAATGTGTTCAATATTTCAGATCCAGTACTCGAGTTCTGTATATCCCTTTTAGGCATAGGGGGAATCGTTGGTATTATGAATTATGTTGCAGGCAAGTATGAAAAAAAGTAGGAAATATCTTAATTATTAATAAGATATTGAGGTAAGAGGAGGGAGTAAGGTGTTTTAATCAACTTCTTACTCCCTCCTCTTACTGATTTTAGTACCATGCGGTCAGGATGGTTTTATTTGAAACGGAAACGGTATCTAGTCATTGGAGTCTTAGTAGCTATGTCGTTTGATGTAGTAATCGAATGGGAATTCGTTGTTTTCCCTCATCCTTGGATCAAACGCCTTGTTTCTTTGATAGGTTTGGTAGTGATCGTTGCCACAATAAATTACCTTTCGAATAAAAATAAGCAATAA